ATTCTGGTTATCTCTGGTTATCTCTGGTTATCTCTGGTCTTACCTTGGTTAACTATTTGTTATTATCTTATTTATTATTATCTATTAGTAATAATTAATGGTCATAACTATGGTTTTAATGGTTATGTCTGTTTTTTTATTATTTAAATAGACAATAAGTAATTGAATAGTATTGTTTATTTCTTTGTAATAACTGTTGCATATTAGTTTTAAATATGTATTATGCTTTTAAGTCTCATTTTTGTTGATTTTTACGGACTTTAAACACATATAAAAATCTAGTGCCACCGCCTTAGGTTTTAATACCTTTGAGATAGTTTCTAAGCGACTGGAAAACCCACATAGAACGCACCAGCGGGCTTTTAGCTGTTACGGGTGCTGTTTGTCTCATATTACATATATGACTGATGAGCTCACAGCATAGAGCGAAACAAACAATATAGGAGCAATAACAATGCCTACAATTAACAAAGCAGTGCAAAATATGTACGCCCAACGACATAAAGAGCAATATATTGACAATACTGCAAAACAAGCGTTTTTTAATGCTTATCAAAAAGAAACAGACAAAAACAAAAAAATTGAGATGCTTAGAAAAGCAAACAAAGAAGGGTGGTTATAATATGATAATATGCAAAATAAACATGCCTATTAATAACAATGACGGCGTTGCACTAACTTCATTGCATGCACGTCTTAAAACTGAAATTGTAACTGTTTTTTCAGGCTGTACAATAACAGACGGCCAAGGCGTTTGGTACAGTGACGGCGTTGTTTATGATGAGCCAATAAAAATTTATGAAACAGCTATAAACGGTGCTAAGGTGTCCATATTAGTTGACATTGCAAAAAAATACGCATTAGAGGCTGGACAATTAGCCGTTTATTATTCAATTGACGGCAAGGCCTTTGTTGATGATGTAAAGCCACCGTTTGCGGTACAATCGAGACCAAGCCCAGCGAAACCCTAAAAAGGAGTAAAAACAATGTTTAAAAAAATATTAAAAGAATATAAACAATTACATTCATGTATAATTGATAGTGACTGTTACGGTGTGAGTGATTTAAAACGTTATTATCGTTTATTATTTATTTTAAATAAACGTTACAATTATAACATTTAAGCAATACTGATGAGGCCTAACAGGCCGAAACACCGCTTCACGGCGGTGTCTATTGCATACGCAATAACAAACAAACAATGGAGTTAAATACTATGACAAACGAAACACCTATTAAAATCTGGAATTATGCCAGAGGCAATAACAATAAAGCAATTTATATTGAAAGCTTAAATACAACGTTTTATATGTCTTATAATACTTGTATTGCTTTTAATTCAGTTAGTACAGGCCTTGTAATTCAAGATAATATTTGGGGTAATACCACTGGAGCCCACTTAAATGCAATTGACGGTGGAGACTTGCTGGCAAAGTCTAAGAGGGTTAATTCAAAACAGTTTGCTGAAAAATTGTTACAAATGGAGCAAGGACACCGCAACGCTGTAATAGCTGTTAATGACATCCTAAAAGAAAAAAAAGACGCTGAGTTCAGAAACAGCAGGCTTGCTGAGCGTATTAAGTTAAATGCTGGTTACTCTAAAGCTGGCCACTAATAGCAACACTGATGAGACTTTTAATAGTCGAAACACCGTCACAAAGGCGGTGTCTGTTGCATAAGCAACTTGGCAATTTATATTGCTAATTAACAAACAAACAGGAGCAATAATTATGTATATAGACAATGCAGTAATTAACGTTTTAGGTGATGAATACGACAAAAACAATAAGCCTTTTACAATTACAACGCATGAGTTCAAATTCAATGACGGTATAACAGCCAGAGATTTTGCAAAATTTTTGGATAATTTGAATGAAGACCACCACCACCGCTTTTGTGGGTCTGTCATGGTTACCGTGACAATTGACACCAGAGAAAACAAATAGCAACATTGTGGTATAAACTAGGTACGCCATTGGTGTGCCTAGTTTGTTGCATCAAAAGACTAAACGGCAATTTAATTTTAACAAGGAGTAAAATACATGAGTTCTACTGATTTTTATGTTAGAAGTGCATTTATAGATAATATAGAGACTAGACGGCGTTTTTTGTCTGATAAAGATATAATTTTTTATGATACAGTAAATAAAAAACTATCTAATTACTGGAATGTAAATGTTTGTGATTATGCTGCTGCTGGCGTATCTGAAGCTGATTTTAACAAATATAAAAACATTGTTATTAAAGTTTTAGATTATGAAGAGGCTAAGTTTGTTTACACTAATTATAGTGAAACAACATCTGTTGCCAGATGGGCTGCTTTAAATCTTAAATATAAATTGTCTGATATTCAATTTCTTCCTAATAAAGTAATTAAACAGGATGATAAAATTGATATTCAACAATGTATAATGAGATTTGTTTTTGAGAATGTGCCATTTAAGAAAAAACCTTTATTGGCTAAACTTAGAGACAAATACCCACAGTTTAACGCTGGTTCTATTAATAGGCAGCTTAATAACTTGCTTAAATTGCGTGTGTTAGAAATTGATACTAAATATAAAACAAAACCTTTTATTATTCAGGGTCAATACTTTAAAAATTACTTTAAAAAATAGGAGCATACATGAATACAATAAATGCGTATTTAACTGGATTACCAGTTGATACAAAACTTTTTATAATGTTAACTTGCATTGTAATTTTAGTAATTGCGTATAAACTATCTAACAAGGAGTAATTATGAATATTTTTATATTAGATAAAGACCCTAAAACTTGTGCTAAATATCATTGTGATAAACATGTTGTAAAAATGATATTAGAAACAGCTCAAATGTTATGCACTGTGTTGTCTCAAAAAGGCATTGATGTGCCTTATAAACCAACACACGCTAAACATCCGTGTACTATATGGGCATCTCAAAGTGTTGCTAATTTTAATTGGCTGCGTGATTTGTCTAAATATTTAAATGAAGAATATAAACTTAGATATGGTAAACATATAAATCATAAATCATATGACGTTATTAAATCTTTACCTGATTATGAGCATGATTGTAAAGACTTAACTGCTTTTGCCATGGCTATGCCTGATGAATACAAATCTGATAATCCAATAGAGGCTTATAGAATGTATTATAAACATGATAAAAAAGATATTGCTACTTGGAAGACTGAAACACCAAAATGGTGGTAAATTGATTAAGGTTCCCATAGTAGATATTATAATATTAACCCAAGATAAATATAGGAGTTAACATTGGCTAAATTAATTGAGAGTATGCCGACTTATACTGATGAGCTTGCACATGAAAAAGAAATGGCTGCATTGGGTAAGAATAGAACAAATAAAAGACTTCATTCACACATTGAACGTGAAGAAGAGAGTGTAACCAGTTATGGCAAAGTCATGGTTGCCAACACTATAAGACCATTGGCAATGGCTATTGCTGAATGGGTAGAAGAACAATCAAAACAAACCATTGGTAAACCATCTATTGCGTTTACTAAAATGTGTGAAGTTGAGCCTGAAATACTTGCTTTGATTACTGGTAAACATATCATTAATACTATTACACAGTATAAACCTTTAACTGCCACTTGCATATCGCTTGGCGGTAAAGTTGAGACTGAAATAGCTTTGAGGAATTTCAAATTTTTGAATCCTGAATTATATGATACAGTTAAAAGTGATTTAGATAAAAGGTCATTTAATTACACATACAAAAGAAGAAAACTAAAAGAGAGTGCAAAACGTAGTGTAGTTAGTTGGGAAGAATGGAGTACGCCTGTTAAATTGCATGTTGGTCTTAGATTAGTTGAGCTTATGATTATGGCTACTGGTATGATTGAAATTGGTACCGAAACCATTAACCATAAAAAAGCTAAAATTATAAAACAAACACAAAAAACCAGAGACTGGATTAATAATCGTAATCAATTTAACGAATTATTAAATCCTGAATATTTACCTACAGTTATGCCACCTAAAATGTGGTCAACAGTAACTGGCGGCGGATATTGGACTAAAGAACTTCCTGAGTTGGATTTGGTTAAACAAAAAAACAAGTTATTTAAAAAAGAACTTGAGAATTTTGATATGCCAAAAGTGTATAATGCAGTTAATCTTATGCAAAATACGCCTTTTAAAATTAATAAGTTTATTTTAAAAATTATGCAGGAAGCATGGGATAAAGGATTAGCAATTGGTGGTATGCCGCCTATTACTAATTATGAAATACCAAACAAACCACATGACATTGATAGTAATGTTGAAAGTCGTAAAGCTTGGAAGAAACAGGCTGTTATGGCACACACAGAGAATGCTAGAATGTTTTCTAAGCGTTTATTGTACGCAAAAATTATGTGGCTTGCTGATAAATTTAAAGATTATGCAACTTTATATTTTCCTTTACAATTAGATTTTAGAGGAAGAGCTTATTGTGTGCCTGCATTTTTAAATTATCAGAGTATATCTGGTGCTAAAGCTTTATTGTCTTTTGCACACGGCAAACCTTTAACAGAAGAAAACAAAGGTGCATTTTGGCTTGCTGTACATGGTGCCAACATGTATGGTGAAGATAAAATATCTCTTGAAGACAGAGAACAATGGGTAAAAGATAACGAGCAAATGATTATTGCTTGTGCTAATGACCCTATGTCAAATAGACAATGGGAAGAAGCTTCTAATGCTTTTCAATTTCTTGCATTTTGTGATGAGTGGAAAAGATTTAAAGAACAAGGTTATGGATTTGTTTCACAAATTCCAGTTAACGTTGATGGTTCATGTAATGGACTTCAAATTTATTCTTTAATGCTTAGAGATGCAAAAGCTGGAAAGTTAGTTAATTTAATACCTACTGATAAACCACAAGACATTTATCAATTAGTTGCTGATGCTGTAATTGAAAAATTAAAAGTAGATGCTGCTGATGGTAACTTGTATGCAAAACAGTGGTTAGATTATGGTATTAAACGTTCAACTACCAAAAGAAGTATTATGACTATTTGTTATGGTTCAACAAGATATTCATGCACTGATTTTGTTGTTGAAGATTTAACTAAAAGAAAAGACAAAGGTGAAGACCATCCATTTACTGATGATGTTTTCAGGCCAGCTAGTTATTTAGCTAGTGTAATTTGGGATAGTATTGGTGATAATTTAAAATCAGCGAGAATTGGTATGAATTATTTACAGACTATTGCAAGAGTAGTGGCTAAAGAACAATTGCCAGTGCATTGGGTAACGCCTGTTGGTTTTCCTGTGTATCAATCTTATCCTGAAATGAAATCAAAAAGGGTTAAGGCAATGTTAATGGGTGAAGTTATTAAACCCAGAATTAACACAGAGACAGACAAAACAGACAAACTAAGAATGGGCAATGGGGTTGCACCTAATGTTGTACACAGTGTTGACAGTGCTGCAATGATGGAAACAGTTAATATCGCATATAAAAATGGTATTACTAATTTCTGCAATGTACATGACAGCTTTGGTACCACTGCTGGTGATGTTGAAGTGCTTAACAAATCTTTAAGAGAAGCTTTTGTTACCATGTTTACTGAACATGACATATTAGCTAATTTTAGAAATGATGTACTTAAACAATTACCTGTTGAACTACATGAGAAAATACCTGAAGTACCTGAAAAAGGTAATTTAGATATTCAACAATTAACAAATAGTGAGTTCTTTTTTGCCTAAGCATTAAAGTACCCATACTAGAATAAGGAAACTTATGAACGAAGAATACTTTGAAGAGTATAGAACAAGACCTATTGATTCAGCGGTTGCTGATATGCAAAAAGGTTTTATAATAGAGGAGCAAAAAGAAAATGGCGAAGAATAGTTACGTCAAAATAGTAAGTCCAGAAGGTGTTTCTAAATACGCTTGGCTTACACAACCTGATACTAAATTTGATAAGGATGGACATTATAAAGTTAATCTTGTCATTAGTACAGAAAATGCTCAATCATTAATGAAACAAATTGATGATGAGATGAAAAAAAGCCTAGAGATTGCTAAAGAAAAAAATAAAGGAAAAGCAATTAAAATGGCTAGTGCACCATATGAAAATGAACTTGTTGAAGGTAAAGAAACTGGAAACATTGAGTTTAAATTCAAAAGAAAAGCACAAGTAATTGCAGCTGATGGTAAAGTAATACCATTTAAAGTTGCTATATTTGATAGTGCTGGAAAACCAATGATGAATGGTAACGTTTGGTCTGGCAGTAAAATGAAAGTTAGTGCTGAGTTAATTCCTTGGTACACTGCAATGGCAGGAGCTGGCGTATCTTTAAGATTACGAGCAGTTCAAATAACAGAACTTGTTGAAGGCGGAGCTGGAAGTGCAGAAGGCTATGGCTTTGATAAAGTGGAAGGTGGATTTGTAGCACCAGAAACAGAAGTTGAAGATGAAGTGGCAACAAAGACGCCTGTACAAGAAAACACAGACTTCTAAATCTGTAGGTTTAACTTACGGATTTAGGTCTGGTTTAGAAGAAGCGATTGCTTCTGAATTAGATAAACAGAATGTGATGTATGAGTTTGAAAAAACTAAGTTGCAATATACTAAGCCACAAAAAGCTCATACATACACACCTGATTTTTATTTAATAGATAAAAAAATATTTATTGAAACTAAAGGTTTGTTTACTACTCAAGACAGACAAAAAATGAGATTGATTAAAGAACAACATCCTAATTTAGATATTAGATTTGTTTTTAGTAATTCAAAAAGTAGGATAAGTAAAAAATCAAATACTACTTATGGGATGTGGTGTGATAAATATGGTTTTAAATATGCTGATAAACATATTCCAAAGGAGTGGTTATGAACAATATAAGAAAAGAAACAAAATATATTGTTATTCATTCTTCAGAAACTACCCCTGAACAAAATATTAACGTAAAAGATTTAGATACTAAGCATAGAAAAGAAGGATTGTTTTCTTGTGCTTTTCATAAAGTAATTACCAGAAATGGTGATGTGCAAGATGGTAGAGATATTCAAATTGCTGGTGCACATATTGATACTACAATTACTTTATCTAATAAAAATTCTATTGGCATTTGTCTTATTGGTGGCAAAGCAGCTGATGGACAACCTGATTGTAATTATACCTTTAAACAATATAGTTCCCTTATAGAACTGATTGACAAACTAAAGACGGAATACAATCAAGTTGAGATTGTTGGTCACAGAGATGTGACTAGCTCTTTATCTCCACATTTCAATGTAAAAGAATTGTTGAGATAGTTTGTTTGTGCCTGCTGGGCGTTATGCCCAGTAGGTTAATTTTAACTAAGGAATTTATATGAATAAACAGGAAAGTATTTTTTTATATCATACACATTGTGATGAGTGCGGTTCTAGTGATGCAAATTCAGTTTATGATGATGGACATACACATTGTTTTTCATGTAAAGTAACAAAGAGAGGATTAGACGATTTGAAACCAACACAAACAGACAATGATATTTCTTTTATAACAGGTGATGTTAAAGAATTATCAAAAAGAAAAATTGATTATGATACAGTACAAAAATTTAATTATCAATTAGGCTCTTGGTTTGGAAGACCATGCCACATAGCCAACTACTATGACAAAAATAAAAAATTAGTAGCTCAAAAATTAAGATACCCAGATAAAACTTTTCAATGGTTAGGTGACCCAAAACAAGCAACATTATTTGGTCAACATTTATGGCGTGACAAAGGTAAAATGGTTATTATTACTGAAGGTGAAATAGATGCACTTTCAGTTTCTAAAGTTAATCAAAATAAATTCCCAGTAGTAAGTATTAAAACAGGTGCAGCAGGTGCAAAAAAAGATATTCAAAAAGAATTAGAATGGCTTGAAAGTTTTGAATCTGTTGTGTTAATGTTTGACCAAGATAAATACGGACAAGAAGCAGCTGTAGAATGTGCTAAATTATTTTCGCCTAATAAAGCTAAGATTTGTACATTACCATTAAAAGATGCAAATGAAATGTTAATTGCTGGTAAAACAGCTGAGTTAACAAATTGCATATGGGCAAGCAAGGCGTATAGGCCAGATGGGATTATTCTTGGCTCTGATTTATGGGAAGAAATACAAAAAGTAGATAACCATGTTACTGCTGATTATCCTTTTGAATGTTTAAATTTAAAAACACATGGATTAAGAAAAGGTGAATTAGTAGTTTTAACGGCAGGTACTGGTGTTGGTAAATCTAGTTTTTGCAGACATCTAGCATTAGATTTATTAAATCAAAATTTTACTGTTGGTTATATTGCATTAGAGGAAAGTATCAAACGAAGTGCACTTGGTATTATGGGTGTTAAACTTAAAAAACCTTTACACTTAACTAGAGAAGGCATCACCGATTCTCAATTGCAGGAAACATTTAAAAATACTGTTGGTAATGGTAAGTTTTATTTATATAACCACTTCGGTAGTACCGTTGCTGATAATTTATTGTCTAAAATAAGATATTTAGCAAAAGCTTGTTCTGTTGATTTTGTTGT